GGGCTTTGTAAAAGCTGTGCACCCCCCCTCAAGGTCTAAAAAGCCCTCGGAAGGGTTTCCCAATTAAGGGATAGGTGAACAGTTTCCACTGCACCTCCTAGTAGGGTTCTTCCCTACGGCCCGCCTGACTAGATTCAGACTAGGTCCAACGGCGTTTGAGTGCTAGGTTGCCGTACCTAACCGATGTCAGCAAATGCTGAGAATCATTGGTTTGTATGCCAACGAGCCTTAGACACTTGAGGAGCGCCGCATCACCGTCAATGACGTCAGTGCGGCGAGTCGGTACAACGACATAACCGAGGCTTTTCGGCCTCTGCCAGTCGTCAGACCAACCCTGGAATGAGCGAGCATTGCTGAAGCTCTCCCATCCCAAAACCTGGTCGTGAACAGCAACGGACGGAAGTGGGCCCAAGATCTTTTCGACCTCAAGTCGTACCATCTTAGCCGACTTCCACAGACCAGCCCAATAGAGCTGGTTAGCGAAAGCGACTGCTGACACGATCCCTTTGACATCAGCCTTATGGCCGGGTAACTTGCGGCGACAATAGACAGGAGTAACGTCTACACCGTCGTAGTAATCCCCACCGCAAGATTCTCTGAACTTTCCAGTCCAGAAGGACTTTGCGGCGTTGACCTTAAAACCAAACAGTTCAAGGTCTTCGACCACAAGAGGTGCCATGTGCGCGGAAACGATAATATCGTCTCCGTACACGTAGATATCGCGAGATTCACGAAAAACCTCGCGAGGGGATGGCGTTATACCGCGCCGAAGTAACTTACTCGAAATAGCGGCTATAAAGAAAGCCACTGCTTCGATTGGGAAACAGAGCGCGGACCCCATAGACGCAAACTTTCTGAGAGGTATACTTGAGTTCCTCCCAGGAAGATTTGCACGCGTGGATCTACAAGCGAAGACCTGCCTACGAAAAGCAGGAAAAGCTTCGAGCATAGACGCCACGAGTTTGCAAGACACTCGGTCGCTCGCATCAGACAGATCAAGAGTGGCATAATAGCCACCCTTGCTGCCCGCACGAGCGAGCTGGTTGTTCACTTTTTGGTCACGAAAGTTAACATGGCCAGAAGTAAACCGACACAGGGACTCAATCCTGGGCCGAACCCAATCAGCGATCCCCTGTTGCATATATTGCATTGCAACAGGCTCGATCGCAATGATACGAGGTGTCTTAGCAGTCTTAGGGACAGGGACCACCTTAACGGGGGTCTCGTCCCGGGGTAGGGGGTACTCGATGGAACGAATCCGGTCTTCCGCATCGTCATTCAGGGCGTTTGAAACCCCGAATTCAGAGAACGGAAATTCGGACTCCAACCGCATTGGCCACTCCCGGAAATGATACTTATCATTCCCGAGAATGCTTTCTGCAGTTGTTCCACCGCCATGCCTGGGCCGATAACCTGAGTAGCCGTGGCAATCGCCAGGACCACCCAGAATACCAGCCCACACAATCGTTGACACGCGGTTAAATGTGTCAACGTACGCTTTTGTGGTGGCATGACAACGTACCTCCAGTTCTACAGCCTGAAAACGGTCGACGGCTCGCTTTACGCGGACCGGAGACGCAGCCAAGAACAGTCTCGACGCCACTCGGCAGGTTTGCCTAATGGCATTAAGACTGTCAATGGACAGTGTGTTCTCAGACCGACAACGACCATCTCCGTCGAAAATCTGGTCAAAGAAACCTCCGAGAAATCGGGGGAGACTTCTTCGCTTCCCGCTTGTGAAAGCGGGAGCGTGAGCTGGTGACCAGCGACCCTCGCTGAGGGCTTTCTCAAGCCCGGCAGCGAGTGTTGGTAAGGTGATCGTAAGAAACGATTCGCCTTCATTTTCGACTCTCCTTGCGACCTCAATCAGGTCGCGACAGGGGTTGACACCACACAGCATCCCACAATCCTGTAGGATGTGCGTAGTGATCTCAAGCAGGCTTTTCACGCTTCCCCCTTTCGGAGGTTGTGCGATCCTGTCGCCCGCTCCTCTCGTTAAAAAGAACCCAACTAGATCTAGTAAACTAGATCTAACTCGGCTAGATATTACCGGCGAGAATCAGATCGAAGGCTGAGTTCTGATCACTGGGCTTATACAGCTCAGTGGCCAGGGCATGCAGCATTTTGACCCAATTCGTGCCGGTACCGAGTACACCGACATCCGCCACGACGTAAGCCGTCGAAGTTTTCTGCACGTTCAGCTCAGAGTTGATCGGGTCGGAAACAAGCTCAGTCTCGGTAAGACGAATAGTATACCGAGTGCGCTTGCCGACTTGTCGGCCAACAAAAGCATCGATGTAGTGACTCGACGACACGTTATAACGGTATGTCGCTGAAGTTGGGCCGTTCCCCGTACGCGCAAAGGCGAAAGCCGTGGAGCCGGCACCAGAAATGGTGACGGCTGCAGTAGCTCCAGTCGGCGCGACGTTGAACAGATAGAGAGGATCGGGCAGCATAGAGATCACTCCACGTTAAGTGCGGTCGCTAGGACAATCCGAACGACCGTAATGTAGGACGCTTCTTAGAAAAAAGAAGCGCAGCAAGGATAGCCTTCTGAGCAGTAGTAAATTGCTCAGTCCGCAATCCGAAGCCGAAGGGCGAGGCTTTCTGACGTAACTTCTCCGTTCTTATATGAGAATAGGAGAGCTTATCAGAGCCGGGACTCACGGCAGTGAACGGTATACCACCGATCTGCTGCTCGTGGTAATCCCAGCTCACCTGAGCCTCAATATCATAGCGGGTAACAATTTTCCGCATGATATGAGGGTCAAGGAGAACCTCGCTGTCGACTGCGTTGGATGATAGGTTAGATAGAATCTTTCCTACGTTTCCAAACCAGTCGGCAAGCCACGTCCAAGGGAAGACCTGGTAAAGCACAGCCGGAGTAGGCATTAGCCCACTCAGGATAAGCTTCGCCCGGTTATTCCATTCACTGGACCCAATATCTGGTACGTAATAGGCAAAAGTGCCCACGAACCAGGTCTCGACTCTGGTTTCCGACCGGTAAGATACCAGTCGTTCGCCAGTTATGTGGGAATCAGCACCGGTGTTGTAAGGACCAAAGCAATAGAAGTCCTGCTCAACACCGTGGCCATCAACGTCAAACCCATCGATAAACCCAAAAGGTCGATCGACAGGATCAGCGTAAACCCACTCGTCGCCAGTGACGACTAACTCATGCTTAGAGCGCCGCTTGACTTTGATACCGTTATTCTTGACGAGCCTATTAAGCTCCTCCTGAAGTCGAAGTTGGGTGTGACCAAAGTTGATCACATCCTCGACAAACGGTTTCCAGCCAAACTGGACGTTGAGATAGTCAGAGCCAATATCACGAAAATGTTTGGCCCTTGACCGAAACAACGCAGGTAACCGGGGTAACTCGTGAAGCTCGCCCAAAAATTGGCCGAGCGACCCAAGCGGGTTCCCGGGGCGCATCCTAGCTATGTAAGAGGTTCCCGCGGCATTCAAGCCAAGGGAGTGATCAGCATAACTAGGAACGACAGGATCGGGGATCGGCTCTTCGTAGACGTCATTGTAAAAGGCATAGCTATAAGCTCTGCCCAACGCAGGACGCCAACTAAAGTTAGCCGATGGTCCAAATTGAGGAAACTGAGGATCGTACCCTTTGAAATAGTCTTTGGGTCCGACAAAAGTTCTCAGAGTCCCCAGACCAGGATTTTCCAGATCACGATAAACGTGAAAAGGATCATCATCACCGGTCCAACGACCATCTCGAAATAGATGGCCGGTCGATCTAAGTAAGGCCCGGTAATCACGACCAGTTACGAGACCGTCAGCTGCGTCAGTTTGGCGCGGGTGATCGACCCTGACCTTGGTCTTAACTTCCATACCGGGCGGCTCCTTCGAATGTCCTACTAATGCAGGACGGTTAGCGGGATATAGCCTCGTTGGCTAGCATGCTGACGTGAGTGTCAACACACGGGGGTCCCACTTGGGACCAC